AACAACGCAGACGGATCTGGCTCTTTCGGTAGAAAAGCACAGAGAAAAGTGATAGTTGAGCAACTTAAATCAGAGATCGACACAAACCAAGCAATCAGAGAAGACCAAAGAGGNTNCAANGTNATTGCTACACCTGGTTATCCNGAATTGATTGCGAACATGATTGCTTTGAACACGGACAGAAACAACACAGCGTTTATAGTTGGTGACACTCCATTGAGATTAGAAGGAACGTCAACTAGCATACAAAACTGGGCTAACAACTCAGCGGCGGCACTTGACAATGGTGAAGACGGCCTAGTCAGTGCAAGTGAATACTTGGGTGTGTTTTATCCGTCAGGACAGACGACAGACAACACAGGAAAAACTATTGTTGTTCCACCATCACACATGATGTTGAGAACACTTGCGAACAACGACAACATCGCTTTCCCATGGTTCGCACCATCAGGAACAAGAAGAGGTGTCGTTGACAACGCTACAGCAGTTGGTTACATAGACTCAGCAACAGGAGAGTTTGAAACAATATCTGTAACAGAGTCAGTGAGGGATTCAATGCACGAAGTTAAGATCAACCCAATCACTTTCTTTGCAGGCGCAGGGATTGTGAATTTTGGTAACTTGACTAAGACATCGGCAAGTTCGGCGTTGGACAGGATAAACGTTTCAAGATTGGCAGTGTATCTAAGAACACAATTAGACGCTATTGCTAAACCGTTCATCTTTGAACCAAATGACGAACTGACTAGAAACGAGATCAAAGGTGCAGTAGAATCTTTCTTGCTAGAACTAGTTGGCCAAAGGGGACTATTTGACTTCCTAGTAGTATGTGACAGCACAAACAACACACCTACAAGGATAGACAGGAACGAGCTGTACGTGGACATCGCAATTGAACCAATAAAATCAGTTGAATTCATTTACATACCGTTGAGAATCAAAAACACAGGAGAAATTGCAAAGTTAGGGAACTAATTTTGGATAAATAGGAGAAACAGATGGCAATATCAACTTTATCAAAATTCACAGTACCACTAGCAACCGATCAGAGTTCGGCATCACAAGGTTTATTGATGCCAAAACTACAGTATCGTTTCAGAGCAATACTTGAAAATTTTGGAGTATCAACACCGAGATCAGAACTAACAAAACAAGTGATAGACATCACAAGACCACAATTATCTTTTGACAACGTTACACTGGACGTGTACAACTCTAAAGTATACATTGCAGGTAAACACACTTGGGAAGCGATCACAATCAACCTAAGAGATGATGTAAACAACTCAGTTACTAAACTGGTTGGAGAACAGATACAGAAACAGTTTGATTTCTTTGAACAGAGTTCAGCGGCGTCAGGTATTGATTACAAATTCACTGCTAGAATTGAAATGCTAGACGGTGGTAACGGTGCGAGTTCACCAAATGTGCTAGAAACATTTGAATTGTACGGTGCATACGTTGAAAACGTAAACTACAACTCACTGGCATACAATCAATCAGAACCAGTATCTATCACCATGCAGATCAGATATGACAACGCGATCCAAACTCCAACAGGAACAGGAATTGGAACAGCAGTGACTAGAACGATCGGTACTCTAAGTACAGGTGGTGGACAGTAATATAAAAAATTAAGTTAGCAATTATAACATCAAAAGCGTCTTTATAGGCGCTTTTTTTGTGACTATAAATAACAGTATGCCAAGCATAAACAACTTCTTACAAGGTTTCCAAGACGGTCTTCCAGGGATGAAAGACTACCAACACGCATCTAGATTGTACGTAGACGACAATTTCAAATTGATGCCAAAACAGAAATTCCTGTTCCATGTGGTTTTCAACACAGACGAAAGCCTGTTCAATCCAGGGTTCGCGGCAAATGAGAAACTGCAACTGAACATGTTGGTCAAAGCCTGTGACCTACCAAAGTACAATCTGAGCTACGAGGAGAAGACACAGTACAACAAGAAGATGTACCTAGGTACCAGGATAGCGTACGACCCTGTGAACATCACTTTCCATGATGACCACGCAGACACAGTGAACGCATTCTGGAAGAAGTACTACGAGTACCACATAGCAGATTCCGTGTCAATGAATACCGACCTGGCCATCTCTGCCACCAAAGACGATTACTACAACTTCAAAGACCAGGCTCAAAAATTCAACAAGTTTGGAATGGACACACCCAGGGAAAGGGGTAAACCTTACCTGAAAGGCATAGAGATTTTTGTGTTACACAAAAAGAGATTCACATCAATGACCCTGGTCAATCCAGTCATTGGTTCGTTCTCCCACGACAACCTAGATCAAGCAGACGGCACAGGTGTAATGAGCAACTCCATGCAGATTCTGTACGAAACAGTGATATACAAGGCAGGCGTAATAAGCAGGGACGCGGTCAAAGGATTTGCAACCATAAATTATGATCAGTCTCCTAGCCCACTGTCTATACTGGGTGGTGGCACCAACAGCATATTTGGTCCTGGCGGTATCGTGGACGGTGTGGGATCAGTAATCAAAAATTACAAACAGGGCAACATACTAGGTGCCATACTGGGTGCATCCAACACCTATAACAATGCAAAGAAAATCAAGAAGTCAAACGTCAAACAAGAGTTGAAAGGCATAGCCAAGAAGGGTGTGCTTGAGATCGGCAAACAGTCTTCGAACATCACCAATCCAATAGCACGATTCACTGTTGGTGCGACGGCGATAGCGAATGCCAGTTCCATATCACAATTGGCCGGCACGGCAGACAACAAGGACAAGGCCAACAGCAGAGTGATAAAACAATCCAACGTGGACACTGTCAACTTCCTGGGAGAGAGTGAATCATTCAATCTGGTGTCCAACGACGAGAACGTCAGAGATGAGGTGGCGGCCGCCCTTTATTTCAGAGACGTCGGGTCTCGAAAAGGATTAACGATTGCACAATCTAACATCGAATACGAAGGCTCGTCGGACAATATCAAGAGCGTGTACAGTAACAAAGCAATCACAGATATGAGGAAGTTGGTCACAGAAGGATACATAAAAATACCAAGAAACTCCAAGGACGTCCAGATAGTGGTTGAGAAGGCGACAATATAATGGCTGAATTCTACACAAACCTACCACCAAAAGACAAAGATGAATTACAAAAGACTGTGGACAAACTGACCACTACTCAGTACCAGACCGACTATGAATTCAATCAGGGAGAGTACGACAGCACCATAGCCTATTTCGTGAAACGTGGTTTCTCCAGGACGGCGGCGGAATCAACTGGGTACGCTATAATGGCACAGGCCAAGATAGACGACATCAAACCTCAAGAGATACTGGATAAGTTGACATACGCCACACCAGCACTGCTATCAGAACTGATAACAATAATACTTAACGCCAACAGGTACAAGTCAAGCAGGCTGGGTGTGAGGAAAACACTGGCCACCAAAGAGACGGTATCTAGAAACATCATAGACTAATGTTACCGAGATTTGCTAGGGGCAAGTTCTCTCCCAAGAATGCTGAGAAGTACGTGGGCACGAAAACACCCACATACAGATCAAGTTGGGAACACTCATTCATGAGACTGTGTGATGAACATCCTAACGTGTATCAGTGGGCATCAGAATCAATCAAGATACCATACAGGCACCCGTTCACGGGCAAGTACACCGTATACGTGCCAGACTTCTTCATAGTGTACCAGGACAAGGAAGGTCGCAAACACGCGGAGATGGTGGAGGTCAAACCCATGAGTCAGACATCGATGGAGGCCGCGGGCAAGAGCATGGCCAAGAAGAAACAGGTGGTTATCAACATGGCCAAATGGGAGGCCGCAAACGCATATGCCAAGCAACGGAAAATAAGATTTAGGGTTGTGTCAGAAGAGCAGTTGTTCCACAACGGCAAACGTAAGTAAATATAGCAATGACAAAGAAACTAGAAGACATCCTCAATTTACCAAATGTCAAAGAAGCATTCAAAGAGGTAGACAAGAAGGAAAAAGACAAGAAGATCAAGGAATCCAATGGACAACATGCATCTGCTAAGAACCTGGATCCACAGACACAGAAGAATTTACAGAAAAGTTATGCAGAATTTGACAAAGTAGCGGCGGCCCTGCCACAGGTAAAAGGACTGGGTGAACTGTCAGACCTCGAGTTAGACAAATTGGCCATAGAAGCGGAAGAAAGTTACAAGAATTTGATGGATTTGGGCATGAATGTTGACTCACGATATTCTGGAAGGATATTCGAGGTTGCGGGGAACTTCCTACGTAACGCCATAGACGCCAAAAGCGGCAAGATCGACAAGAAACTCAAAATGATAGAATTACAACTTAAAAAGCAGAAGTTGGATCAGGGCAACAAGGACAGTGGGCCAGTGGAAGAAAGTGACGGATTCGTCATATCTGACCGTAACGAATTAATGAAGAAACTGCTTAAGAAAGACTAAATATTGCATATGAGCACGTTCAAGGACTACTTAACAGAATCTTCTAAGTCGTATGACTACAAAATAAAGATCGCAGGCGAACCTAAAGACATTGACAAAAATGCTTTAGAAACTGCACTGCAAAAATTCGATCTTGCTAGTATGTCAGCAGGCAAAAGCACACCAATAATGACATTGCCTTTGGACTTTCCGAGATTGAGCAACGAATCTGTAACTATATTTGACGTCACTACAAACTACCCAGAGTCACCAAGAGTCATGCACGAATACCTTTCAGACTTACTAAGGATCCCAATGACACACATAGTTGTGAGAAAGCCGGGCGAACCTACAGAACAATACCAAGACGACATGCAGGTTGCTAAGAAATCAGAATACGCAAACAAATTACAAGACATCGAGTACAAGGATGCACCTAAAGTGAATGCAGAAGATTTTCATTCTACAAAAGCAAACATGGGATTGCTAAAAGAATTATTAAAAGACAGAGAAGTTAACAAAGATGCTCCAAAAGAAAAAGAAAACATAATGAGCAAAGAAGAAGTAGGAACACCAAGTCCGTTCTCAAAAATCACAAAAGCACACCCAATAGAAGGAAAGAAATAGTTATGGAAATGATCGACGTATTAACAAAATTAAGAGAAATAGCAGAATCAAAACCTGAATTGGTGAAAGACGCAGTGGACAATGTTGAGAGAACAAATCCAAAAGTTGATGAAAGTGCAACGAAAAGAGCAATGGAAGACGATGCTGAAAGCATGACAAGAGCAGAATTTATCGAAAAGTATGGTTCAGCAATGGCAGGATTTTGGGAAGCCTATAATGGGACTGAAGAAGCAGTTGAAGGAAAAATTCCAGCAGGCTTAAAAGCGTACCAAGATAAGAAAGCAGGCAAAGAAGATAAAAAAGAAACTGTGAAAGAAGATATTAAAATATCAGCAGACACACCACAAGAAGCGTCAATGATGATGCAAATGTTAAAACTAGCAGGAGTGCAACCAGTTG